CTATTGAGAGCAGCGCCAGCGTAATGATTGCAAGTTTCTTCATTGTTTTATGGTTTTAATGGAACACGCCGCCGAAAACCCCATATCGCCAAACATAAAGTTTTCAAACGGATGCGGGCGTGTTCCGTTGTTCTTCGTATATTTGCACCGCCAAACATAAAGTTTTGAACGATGAAGAAGTTTATAAAGGTTGTAAAGACCTCAAACGGTAGAAATTCCGACTGCTATGTAAACATGGAAAACATTGCGTATATCCACGACTTGCAGGATGTGCGGAAGATACACCTTGCCAATGGAGAGGAAATAACCACCTTAATGGATGTGGATTATCTGCTCTCAACAAGCCAGTCGTAAGTTTCCGTTGGAAACTGACATAAAATTATAAACTATTAAAAATCAATCCGTTAAAACTCATCATTAATAAAAGGTAGAACAAAAGTAGAATATTCCTGTGTTTGGGTTCATTCTATCTTTATTTTTATTTCCTTTCCGCAGTGAGGGCAGACAAATGCCTGCTTTTTCTCTTTCGGAGGCGCAAAAAGTTCAATCACATCACAGCCTATCGCAGCCGCTATGCGTTGCAATATTTCTAAAGATGGATTTGCGGAAACCCTTTTGCCCTTATACATCTTACCATTTATGTGCTGAGATAACGCAGTTGGCGTTATGCCCATTCTGTCCGCAACAGTCCTTACTTCTAAACCGTGCGCTTTAATTGCTGCTTTTATGTCTAAAGCCATAACTTTGATTATTTGAGTGCAAAAATAATAGAAAAAGAACAATCAAAGCAATTAATTTGATTAATAAACATTAAATTTAAGTCATTAATTCAATTTACGCTTGCTTAATCAAATTAATTGCTTTAAATTTGCACACAGAAACAATAACTAATAATAAAACAACATGAAAAGTCTGAATGAAGAACTGAATGAGATTAAGAACATGAAAGCGTCTCTTAAAACAAAGAAAGAAGCTCTCATAAAGTTAGGTCTAAGCAAATACGAGGTAGAGCTTGTAATGCAAGATATGCCAAAGACCGTGCGTGAGAGACACACGTTCACGTTTGGCGTTGAAATAGAGTGCCTGATGTCTCACATGGCTTTTGCTAACACTGAAAGCAGCAGAAAGATACAATATTTCTACCAAAGCTACAACCATATAGACAATGACCGTTATTACAAGTTCGTGTCTGACTGCTCTATAAGAGGCAACAACCCTATTGAGTGCGTGTCGCCTGTATTGACTGGCAAAAAAGGTTTTGAAAGTTTAGAGTATTGTTGCAAGGCTCTGAATGAGGCCGGCGCACAAGTGAATGTCTCTACAGGCTTGCACGTTCACATTGGCGCACAGAACTTGACAGATGAGGCGTATATCAACGTATTTGTCAATTATCAAAGGTTAGAACGTGCGATTGACAGCTTTATGGCAAATTCAAGGCGTGGCAACGGCTGTCGCTGGTGTCATAGCCTTATAGGGCGCAATCTTGGTCTTTGCAGGACAAAGGACACCTTGCTTTATGCTTTGAACAATGACAGGTATTTCAAGGTGAACCCTTGTTCATACAAAAGACACAAGACCATTGAGTTTAGGCAGCATCAAGGCAGCACTGATTTTGTGAAAATATCTAACTGGGTTAATTTCTGTGCGAAGTTGGTTGCGTGGTCAAAGAAGAACAGGCTGCAAAACGAAGTGGCTTCAATAGATGATATACCGTTCTTGACGGTGAAAGAAAAATCTTATTTCAAATCACGTGCTGAGGCTCTTCGTTGAGCCTTTACGCTTTAAACCACCAAACATTATGTGCGTAATAATAGTAAAGAAAGGAGGCGTGCAAATGCCTACTGATGAGACTTTATACAAGGCTTATTTGGCAAATCACGATGGCTGCGGCTTTGTCTCTGAAAGGCGTTTTTATAAAAGCCTTTCGTTCAATATGTTTCTCAAGCACTTAAAAGAAGTGGGCGAAGATGAGAATTGCATCATACATTTTCGCCTTGCGACAAACGGCAGCGTGTGCGACCGCAACTGCCACCCGTTCAGACGGGGCGATTTGTTTTTCGCCCACAATGGCATTGCCAACATCTTTGTGCGTAATGACATGACAGACAGCGAGACATTGCTTAATGATGCGATTTACCCTGCGTTTATGCGTTACGGCTATCATAGCCAAAAATTTGACAATTCGGTGCGCTCTGTGCTGGGGTGTTCAAAGTTCGCATTGATGAACAAAGGCGAAATAAAGCTGTATGGACATTATCAACTATTGGACGGCCTATATTTCTCAAATTTACGCTGGTTTTATTGCACAAAAAAGATTTTGTGCTAATTTCGGCAAGACGAAGACGCGCAAAATATTGAACTTTTGCTAATTTTGCCGTATTCATCGCGGGTTGGAGCAGTTGGTTAGCTCGCTACTTTGACTTGGTAGAGGTCGCAGATTCGAGTTCTGCACCCGCAACAAAAAAATAAGAACAGAATGAAAACACTTACATTAAGCATCAAGCAGAAGTATTTTGATGAGATACTTTCAGGCAAGAAGACCCACGAGTGCCGCGAGATACGCCCCACCAATGCAAAGCGTTACATCAAGTACGTTTGCGGCGGCAAAGAGTATGACGCTGACGCTGAATTGCCCGAAGAGGGCGAAATCGAGCTGAAACCCATTAAGTACGATGCCATAAAGCTGCTTACTGGCGCGTATTCGGGCAAACGCCCTTACATCATAGTTGGGGTTAAGAAAGCCGAGGTAGTTATATTCACTGACGATAACGGCGAAGATATTGTTTACACATACAATGGTGAAGAATACCTTGCAGCCCAGATGGACTATACTTTGGGCAAAATATTAGAGACGCATTTAGAAGTTTAACATTATAAATTTAAAGCTGAGTCGCAAGAAGAATTAACATGACAGCAGGGCCGCGCCGCAACATGAACGGCGCGGGCTTAGGCGGCAGGTTGGTCGCAGCCCGTGGCAATCAAGCCGCACAGGGCAGAACATCACAGTTAGGCAGCCGCAGGCAGCGTTATTCAGACATCCGCAGCGCATTGGGATTGTCGCAAGGTTAGGCTATGACGCTGCAGGAGACCACGCAAAAGAGCATTGACGCTATCAGAGAGAAATCCGACAGCGCGATACTCTTTTGTTCTCTCGGCAAGGACAGCTTGGTGTTGCTGGATTTGATTTACCCTAAGTTCAAACGTATTGTATGTGTATTCATGTACTTCGTCAAGGATTTGAAGCACATCAACCGATGGATTGGGTGGGTTAAGGCTAAATACCCGAACATCACGTTTGAGCAAGTGCCGCACTGGAACTTGACGTACATTCTCCGTAGCGGTTTATACTGCGTACCGCAGCCAAAGATAAAGCTGTTGAAGCTCGCCGACGTGGTTAAGGCTATGCAGCTGAAATACGGCATACGGTACACGTTCCTCGGCATGAAGAAAGCTGATGGCATGAACCGCAGGATGATGCTCAACACCTACAAGGAGAACGGCTACGAGAACAACGGTCTCGTCTATCCGCTGGCGGAATGGACGCAAAGGGACATCTTGAGCTACATGAGGCAGCACAGGTTGCCCGAACCCATCCGCTACTCGCTGAAAGCGTCGAGCGGCGTGGGCCTCAACCTTGACTGCTTCCTATGGCTCGAAAAGAACTATCCACAGGACTTGCGGAAAATCTACGAGGTATTCCCTATGTCCGAGAGAATATTATACGAATATCATAACAAGAAAAAGGAGTAAGTCGAGTCAGAAGAAAATCGGCAAGAGATATAAGTAAACAGTTTAACAGAGCTTATATTGAAGCCTCTCGGTACGGAACAGTTATGTGAATCCCAGAAGAGCGAGAGTGATAGATGCGGCGCAGTCTGCAATGAGAGTAAGAGGAATATTACCGCTTTCCCTCATTTCATCCCCTGAAAAACGGATAGGGACAGGCCGCTTTGCAATGAGTAACGGATAACAGGATAACGATATGGAATTAAGCAAGTATTTCAACAGCGAGACAACATGGGTGATGCGCTCCCAGATAAAGCTCTCGGAGTACAATCCTCGCACCATATCCGAGGACGGTAGGAAGCAGCTCAAACGCAGCATAAAGAAATACGGCGTGGTGGGCGGCATCGTCGTCAACAGGCAGACGGGCAACACCGTGGTTGGAGGGCATCAGAAAGTAAAGGTGCTTGACGAGCTGAACAAGTATCCCGAAAACGACTACCGCCTAAAGGTGGAGATGGTGGACATAGACCTCAAGACGGAAAAGCAGCTAAATATCATCCTCAATAACCCGAATGTTGGCGGCCAGTGGGATTATGACGCACTGGCTCGCCTCGTTCCCGACATCGACTACAAGGACGCGGGACTTACGGACGCAGACCTCAACATGATAGGCTGCGACTACCTCTTGCAGACGGAAGAAGAGAACGACATCACAAGCGACCTCGACAACCTCATAAAGCCCCTCACCGAGCAGCGCGAAGCCGAGAAAGCACAAAGGCAGGCTGAGCGTGAGGCGAAGATTGCCCACATGAAAGAGGTCAAGCGGCAGGTCAAGGAGGGCGCACAGAAGCAGGTCGAAGACATGGAAGCCTACGTCATGCTCTCGTTCGACACCTTCAAGGCCAAAGCCGCCTTTATGCAGCGTTTCGGCTACGACCCCTATATGAAAATCATCAAGGGAGAGGTGTTCGACGGACAAGTAGAACGTATTGAATAACCATTAAAACAAGGAGGACAAAACAGTCAGAAAGAAAAGTGTTAACGACATAATGAACCAAGCCAACAGTCTTATGGCAAGGGCGGGGGGGGGCGCACCGACCGTATAAGGCAAACGGCATTTCGGTATTATGCCAATATCAGAAAAGCCGCAGGGAATTTCAACTATAATGACGACAGGTCTTTTGAAAAGAAATACTCTCGTCGTGTCTATATGGGTCTCTCCAACGGCTAAGCGATAGCAGATGGGCGAGGGTATCTTGATATACGGGCTTGGAGGTAGAAAAAGGCGATACACGAGAGATCTGCAATCCTTTGCCGACAAGATATTGGCGCGAGGGAGAACTAATGGCTCTATGTATATTTTCGGGAAAGTAAGCAAGGCGTACTTGTTGTATTTATCCCGAAAGGGTATGAAAATAAAATCAGACAAAGCCGCCATCACCGACAGAACCATATTGAAGTATCGATACCACCCCAAAAAAGACAAGGGCGCGACCGTAAATGTCAACCGCTTCAGAGTGATGGAAGCTGTCGTCAAGAGACCAAAGCATGTGTACATAGACACTAACAGAAGCAGCAAAATATTAAAGTAAAAAAATGGCAAGAACACCTAAATTCGACTACGACAGCGATGACTTCTACGATGAGATACTCGCCCTCTCCATGCAAGGATTGACGGATGCGGAGATAGCGGACGCGCTTTGGGAAAAGTTTGGCGTGTCATTGTGTCCCGATGCTTTCAGCGCAATGAAGAACGGCACTTACAGCAAGTGGTCGGATAAAGAAAACGAGCGGCGGTCTGCAAGATTAGTTAGGGTCTTAGCGCGAGGGAGAAGGAAGATACTGTCTATCGTCCGTGGAGCATACCTAAAGGCGGCTCTCGGTGGAAAGAGAATAAAGTCAAAGTCCACCATAAGACGTAAGATGATGATAGATGGGCGATATACTGATGACGAGGTTATACAGACTACGGAGAGCGAGCAGGAATTGCCTTACAACGTGCAGGCACTCTCAACGTTCCTCTATCACCACGACCCCGAATGGCGCAAGGTGGAGCGCAAGCAGGACACCGACGCTTCCGACATTCCGCAGAGCGTGAAGAAAGGCGTTGACATCGATGCATGGATTAAAAGGGAGATAGAGGCCGATGATAAGGAATAAGGAAATATATTATCCCCTTTACCAAGACAAGGAGAAATTCATCATCCTTATCACTGGCGGGCGAGGAAGCGGAAAGTCATTCGCAGCCTCCACTTTTATTGAACGCCTCACATTTGAGAAGCCCGCCGCATCGGAAATAGTGCATCAGATACTCTACACACGTTACACGATGGTTTCCGCCCACATTTCAATCATCCCCGAATTGTTGGAAAAGGTTGAGCTGGACGGCACGGAAAAGTATTTCTCATCCACGAAGACGGATGTCATAAATGTTATGACTGGAAGCCGCATCATGTTCCGTGGAATAAAAACGAGTAGCGGAAACCAAACAGCAAAGCTGAAATCAATACACGGCATAACGACATTTGTGTGTGATGAGGCTGAGGAATGGGTGGATGAGAATGACTTTGATAAGATTATGCTCTCCATTCGCCAAAAGGGAATACAGAACCGCATCATCATTATAATGAACCCCACGGACAGCAATCATTTCATTTATAAGAAATACATTGAAAACACGCACAAGCTCGTGGAGGTTGATGGCGTGCCTGTACAGATAAGCACGCATCCGAATGTCCTTCACATCCACACCACCTATTTTGACAACATAGACAACCTTTCTCCGCAATTCATCAATGAAGTGCAACGGATGAAGACTGAGAACCCCGAAAAGTACGCTCATACCGTCATTGGACGTTGGGCTGACGTGGCGGAGGGCGCAGTGTTCAAAAAATGGGGCATTGTTGATGATTTCCCCGCAAATGCGAAAAAAGTGGCGTTAGGGTTGGACTTCGGATATTCACAAGACCCGTCCGCTTGCGTGCGGTGCGGAATCGTGGATAATGACCTGTATGTCGATGAGGTGTTCTATCGGCAGGGTATGCTCATTACAGACTTGTCGAACTCTTTGAAAACGGAGGATTCGCACGTTTACGCTGACAGCGCAGACCCGCGCCTGATACAGGAGATAGCCAACAAGGGAGTAGTGATATACCCTGTGCAAAAAGGACAAGGCTCAATAGTAGCAGGAATTGAACGCATAAAAGACTTCGACCACATCTTTGTTACACGGCGTTCCTACAACATACAAAGGGAGCTTCGCAATTACGTATGGGCGAGAGACAAGGACGGAAACTATATCAATGAACCCGAAGACCACGACAATCACGGAATGGACGCTATGCGTTATTACGTGAACGGTCATATCTTCGGACAGGTGATTGTAAAAAAGAACTATAACAAATCGGATTTTGGAATATTTTAAGGGGAGATAACACAATGACGAATTATTTACAGCAGATTTTCTCATATTTCCGCAACCTCGCATTGAACTCA